GGGCTCATCCGATGAATCCATACCTGCGAGACGACGTGAAAGTCGAAACTCCAATAGGTATTGGCCAAATTGATAGCCTTGGAAACACGGCTGCGGAATCATGGGCGTACTCACTTACCGGTGGATTGAGCGCAAGCTCAGCTCTCGGTATTGGGTCGTACTTTAATAACTTCGATGATGCAGACGCGAAAGCAGTTCGTAGTTTTTACGAAAATGCGCGCGGTTCCGATGTTCAAGGCCTTGTAACTATCGGGGAATTCCCGAAAACTATAGGTCTTGTGGCATCTTCTGCTAAACGTATCGCTTCTGCGATGCGGTCATTGAAGCGGCTTGATATCACGGGTGCGTTTGCGGCGATCGGTTTAGAAACCGGCCGTCACCAGCGCAATGTAATCCGTGGGGCTAATTCCCTTAAAAAATCTGGGAATGTGTCAAGTATTGAGCGTTTTGCTTCAGGTACTTGGTTAGAAATGCAGTATGGCTGGAAGCCACTGCTTTATGAGATTGAAGGGGCGATCACTCTGTTAGATCAAGAGTGGGCTGTCAATGATATTGATATTCTGATCAAGGGCTCGGGTTCTGAGCGCTTTGGAGTTAATTCTCCATTGCCTCTCCCGGGCGGGATCAACTTGCCGTTTTCTTCGGCAAAGGGATTCGCTATGGGTGAAGGAAGGGCTCGCGTAAAGTATACTTGTGGATTTCGGGTTATTAACCCAGTCCTCAGGAACACTTCGTCTATCGGGTTAACCAATCTTGGTGAAGTCGCCTGGGAATTTACTCCCTGGTCCTTTGTTAGTGATTGGGTATTTCCGATAGGTGCGTGGATTTCCTCCTTAACGGCACTTCATGGTCTGTCATTTGTAAAGGGATGTAAAAGTTCCTCAATACAATGGGATGTTCATGCGTCTCTTTATGAGACAAATGGATTCCCTGTCAGCCTTGAAGCGTCTGCGTCGAAGCAATATACTCGGCGCACCATAATACAAGCTCCGCCTAGCACGTTAATTGGTCTCCGTCCGAAAGATCTGGACGAAGCTTTTAACTTAACGAAAGCGGTAACCTCCCTGGCATTACTTAGTTCTGTCAGATAATTAAACCTCCTTAGGAGTAATTTTATGGATCTTAATGATCTCACGCTAAATGATAGCGTACCCGTGGGTCAATTATTTACACCCACTAATCGAAGCGACAGCCTTGTGATCTGGTCCGATGATAATCCAATCATCGCTCAGCGTAACACGGTTTCTGTTTCACGTCGCCTTGCCACTCCTGGCAACGGCAACCACAAGTACTCTGTACGGGTTAAATTCCCTTCAGACGCCCTCGATCCGGATAGTGGGAAACCACTATTTCACTCGCAGGCTGTAATGGATTTTATTATTCCAGAACAGGCTACAGCGATTAACCGGGCAGACCTCATGGCGCACAGCGAACATATGCTGACGTCATTCAAGGTTCTTATCGCGGACGGTGACTTTATATTCTGATGAAAATCAGAGTATACGTGTACGTTCATACGACAATTTTTCTCTCCTTTTACGCATTCTTAGATTATTTTTCCCAATGTGGGAA